CTGTTAAACGAATGTTTGAATAACCTGTTGTAATATTTGAAGATAAACTTTCATCTTTTGCTTTTAAAGTTATAATGTCATCTGTTAATCTGACTACAGCAGTTCCAGCAGTTGTATTTTCTTCAGAAACTAACCCAACTCTATAATATTTTGTATCTCCTGAAATTCTAATATTTGCAGCCAATTTAATAATTCCTGTTGCATTTAAAGTAGTTGTACCTGATTTAACTGCAAGTAATGGTCCTCTTTGACCTTGTTGAGCAGGTGTTCCAAAACTACTATCTAGTGTAACCTGGAATGTAGTTGTATCTTCTTTTGTAACTGTAATAGTTTCAGCGTTTTGGAAACTACCTGTAATATTTTCTATATGTAAGTATTGTAAAGATGTGTTAAATCTAAACAATGTAGCAGTTGCACCTGAAGTATCGCCTAATATTGTAGCAGTACCCGAACCTTGTGTAGAAATACTATTTTCTAAATCTGAAACCGTTGCACCACCTATGAAAGCAGCAGCATTGTATTTCAACATTAAACCTCTAGTTTGAATATTTACTGGTGTTTCGTCTTCGTCTGTACCGTTTGCAACACAAGCCTTCTCTCCGTATGCGTGTGAGCAGTTTAGACCTCTAATAAATCCACCTGATTCACATAAAATAGCCTTCTCACAATAATAAATGAATACTGATACTGCCTCAACACGACCATTTCCTAATATATGAATACCCATACCATCACTATTGATTTGAGTAAAGTCATTACCTAACATTGATTTGTAAGATGATGTGTGAGTTTTCTTGTGTAAGTTACCATCAACTTGAATACCACAAGCACCAGAATTAAGTGAAGTACAGTTTTGAATATATGGAGAAGCAGTTTTAATATTACCACCTGGATCTAGTGTCATAACACCAGCCATTTCAATACCTTTAGGTAATGTAAACTCTCCGACATCTGTTACATTAAATCTTGCTCTTCCTAATGTGATGTAATCGTTTGTTGTTAATCCGTGGTTTGTACTTGTATTAACCGTTAATTCTCCAGTTGCGAAAGCAAATGATATACTAGCAACACCAACATTTGTACTTTCAGCACCTTCAACAATAACATTTCCACCTTTAACATAAGTATGATCGTATTCTGAAATAGTAGTTGGTACCGTAAATGAATTGGCACTTGTTACCGTAGCTTTGTATAATCCACCAGCACGTTTTGTACCAGTTAATCCTGAAAATGTAAAGTTTCTTAAATTGTTTGCGTTATTTAATAAGAACATATTACAAGCGTTGTTATCTTCTAATGATCCTACCGTTAATGTTAAGTTAGAACCTGCACCAATATCGGCACCTTTAATTGTGATAACATCACCAACACCAAATCCTGAACCACCGTTCCAAGTAATAACTTCTACTGCTTCACCACCATCTATTAATACATTAAATACAGCGTCATTACCAACTTTTGGATATGTTTTTTCTCCTTCTGTACAACTATAATGTAAACCTGATAGTTTAATAACATCACCAGCAGATAATCCGTGGTTAGTTGTAGTTGTAAGTGTTATAACACCTGTCGCATTATCGTAAGGAGCGTTAGATATTACTAATTCACCATAAGCAGCGTTTGTAACTAATCCACCTCTTTTATAGATGTGTTCTTTTCCTGTAGTTCCTACATTGATTGTAAAATTTGTTGAGTCTGGAGTTGATACAACGGAATAAGATTTTTCAATTTTACTAGGGTGTACATATTTGTATTCGCCATCAGTTGCACTATTAACATTATTTGTCATCTTAATAGTTTTAATTTGTGTACCTGAACCACTTGCTGGAGCAATTCGGCAATTTCTTAAAGACTCTCCAATAAGTGATACTCTAGGTCTAACTCTCATAGGTAATACTTCTTTGTATTCACCGTTTGCAATTTTAATTACATCACTTGCGATAGATTTAACATCCATTGTTAATGTAGTAGCACCACCAATATCAGCACCGTTTATTCTTAATTTATCTCCAACATTGTGATGAGCAGTTCCGTTAGTTACCGATAATACAGGTGAAGCGCCAATTGTGTCAACTCTAAAGTAAGAATCTTCACCAGTTTCAGGATAAGTTTTTGGACCAATAGCGCAAGTGTAATCTAAACCTCTTAATCTTATAGTATCACTAATAGATAATCCGTGAGCACCTGAAGTTGTGATTGTAACTACACCTGTTGAATTATTGTAAGGTCCGTTTGTAACCGTTAATGTTGAATCATCTTGTTTTAAAACTTCACCACCACTAACATAAGTGTGAGTGTAAGTTGATGTTCCTAATGATATTTCAAAACTTGTAGTAGTTGGAACTCCTGATACCGTTAATTCTTTGTATGCAATTGCTCTTATATTATTGTAAACATTGGAAGTACCACCAGTACCACCGTTAACATTTTCTACTTCAGTAATTGAAGCCTCTTTTGCATAACTGCAAGCAGTGTTAACTGATCTGTAAGGTAATGCTTCTGTTCCTGGGTTAGTATCATCTCCTGTAGGAGCAACATATACAATATTTTTACCAGAAATATCTGACCATTTAACATCTAGTCCATCACTTGCTAAAACTGAACCTGCCATACCAATAGGTAACCTAGATACACCACCTGAACTTTCAAATAAAATATCACCACGAGTAGTTAATACAGCAGCAGTATCTCCTTGAGCAAGAATTGTCCAAACAGTTGCGTCTGAACCAGGTACAACATTTGTTTGTTGGTCTTTTAATTGTACATATGAGTTTGCAGTATATCTAACTACATCACCTATATTGTATGCTGTAGCAGCGTCATAAGTACCTCTCCAGTTAAATCCACCAACTACTTGTTTCCAATAAGTTGCGTTAACTGTACCATCTGATTGAGCAGGTCTTTGATTAGTTGAATCTAAAATACAGACATAAGAATTACCACCATACTGAACCGTATCTCCAGTTTTGTATGTTGTTCCGTGTACATAAACACCTTCGGCATTAAATCCAGTTGTAACTACATCCCAATATGTATTGTCAGCAGGAGTTTGTCCTGCAGCTTCTTCAGCATTAATATACACATAAGAATATCCACCGTGAGTTACGACATCACCTTTTGAGTAAACCGTACCTGCGTTGTATGAATCTTCAAATTGTAAACCTTCTGAATAGATTGAGAAATTTGCCTGAGCAAAATCATCAGCAGTTGCACCTGAAGTGTGAGCAGTTGTACATCTATATTGGTAAGAACCAAATTTAACAACATCATCTAATCTGTAATAAGTTGTTGCAGCCCAATCATCTAAAAATGCTACACCTTCACTATAAAGTGAAAAGTTTGCTAAATCTATATTAATATCTCCACCAGCAGCTGATGTGTGTTCAGTTGTGACTCTGTATGTTCTTCCCCCATATTTAACTAGGTCGTTTAATCTGTATTGAGTTGAAGAATTGTAATCACCTCTAAAAGTGATACCGTCTGAATATTGTTCAAAGTTTGATTGATCTAAAACTGCACTTGAAGATGTGTGAGCAGTTGTAACTCGGTATTGTTTACCACCATAAGATACTAGGTCGTTTAACTTGTACCAAGTTGAATTTGCATAGGCACCTTTAAAGTAAAGTGATTCACCGTGTAGTTGCCAGTTTGTTGTGTATGTTGCAGGAGTTGTGTAAAAGATATTTTCATTGTTTGGTGAAGTATGGTTTGCTATACAAACATATGAATTACCACCGTACTTAACTATGTCATCTATAACATAGCCTGTACTAGTTGCCCAATCACCTCTCCATTTAAATTTAAGTCGTCCTAGTTTAAAATCTGCCATTTGTTTCCCTAATTATTCATTTCTATACTGCACTTTGGTAAGTAGTAGTTGATGAACTTGCCGTTGTGTCTTCAAAAGTATCAAAATCGTCTGAACCTTCAGCGTTTCTTGTTACTCCTGCGTTTACTCTTTTTACTAAATCTCCACTACTATTATTTATAAGAAAAGTAGTGGTAGGATTTACTGAAAAGTTAATTTGTTGAAATCTATCACTATCATTATTAAAGTATCTTTTCTTAACTTGTCCTACTACGATACTCAATCCAGTCTTTGGTATTAATGTAAATGTAACTACTGTATTATTGACTAAAGTAAAGTCAGAAAATGGTACTTGTTGAACACCGTCTAAAAATACTGCAATCCTTGACTCATTTAACACAGGTGTTCCTACTGTAAATTGATATGCCGTACCGTCTGTTGTGAAATAGTTGACATCAAACATCTCTAGTCTTTCATCTACATAATCCGTTTCTGATCTTCCTACAAAATCAGACTTACCATCTTCGTAAAATTTTGATACTTCAATAGTTTCATTACCCTTGTTAGGGTTTACTGAAGTTAAGTATAACATACCATCTTTTGTTCGTCTAATTGCGTTAAAAGATTTCTGTTTTACTGAAGCCGAAGGTGTGTGATCTACTAGATATGCCATTTTCTCTATTTATATTTCTATGTTAATTCAAGGATACTTGCGTATGCCTCAACATCTACTGAAGACGAATCAGGACTAGCGTCAGCGACTATTCTAACAATATCGTTGTTCTCTAAATTAACTGGTTTGTCTAAAGTTAATGTATTGTTTGGTGGAACTTCTAAACTTTTACCTATATGATAAAAAGTAGAACCACCATCAGTTGTAACTTTTACATTTACGGTAGCACTAGCAGTTTCACTTTTATTTGAAATATATAATGCGTGAATTACAGCTGTTGAACTTGCACCAGCGGCAAATAAATTGCCAGCAGATGTATCCACAACTGGAACCGTTATTCCTGCATTTTTAAATGTACTTGCCATAATTAACTACCGAATACTATTGAAAACGCTAATGAATCTCCTAACATTGCTACATCTCCACTTGCGTCAGGAAAAGTTATTATTCTATCTCCTGTAGGTTCTGCAACCGTTAAAGTTGTTTCGTATGCGTTCTCCTGATAACCTTCAAAGATTAAATTTGAACCGTTTAAAGTAATATCATTATCAGTTACGGCACCACCGTTTGTAACTGTTTGTAAAGATACAGCACCTGCACCACCAACTTCTTTTACAACACCACCAGATGTTTTAGTATATAACTTACCATCGGTAACATTCATTGCCAATTCGTGTGTTTCTAAAGCAGCTGCACCAGGAATTTGCTGAGGTGTTTCGGATCTTTTAATCTTTATTACGGTTGACATTATTTGTTAAGTTTCTGTATTTTTTTTATAAGTTTAGATTTAGACAATCTTCTATCTAACTCTACTCCTAATTTTCTACCAATTTTTTCTAATTGTTTTTTAGTTTTATTTTTTAATTCTTTTAATGATATTTTAGGTTTTTTTATAGAAGGAGCACCTGAAACAAAAAACCATTTAATTTTTTGAAATATATTCATTAGAAAGTACCACCATCAACAGTTACAATTTCAACTTCACCAGAGGTTACCGTGAAATTATCTGAAGTAAATTTAGCAACACCTTTGTTTGAGTTTGAAGCGTCTTCACCTTCAATTTTAATTGTATCAGCACTTGCAATAGTATTAATTCCTTCACCAGCAAGAAACTGTAAAGTACCTTCTAAAGCAACTTGACCTTGCGTTGAAGTTTCATCTTTAAAATATATTGTAGGATTTGCTAATTTATTACTTGCAATTGAACCACCTAACATAGCGTTTGTAATTCCTAATGCCTTAACTCTTAATGCGTCTGTATTAACTTCAATTGAAGAATCATCAACTTCAACATCTAATTGGTTACCGTCTTTTGACATAGCGGCACCAGCAGTAATTTGACCTGCACCAGAAAATTGAGATACATCTAAATTAGTTGTTCCAAAAGTAGGAGCACCTGTGTGTGTAAATGTATAACCATTGTTAGCATTTAAAACACCTTCTTCAACAAATACGAAAGCACCACCTGATAATTCAGCAGGTTGATCTTCTGGAGTTGCTCTTGTTAATACCCAATTAGAAGAAGCACCACCAACACTTGTAACCGTGTAAATACCGTTTTGTGTACGAGTTGTTTGATCTTTAACTAAAATTCTATTTCCTAAGTTTGCAGCCGTACTATCTAAAACTAATACTGCTTGAGTACCTGAATTAGTTAGTGTTGCACCAACACCAGCAGAACCATTTGAATAAGTTGCTGTTAAGTTTTCTGTTGTTGCAAGTACACAAGATGGTTTAGTATCTAAACCTTGAGCAACTTGGTCAACATACATTTTGTTTGCAAGTGAATTGTCTGTAAAACCTGCTCTATCTTCATAACCAGACGGTACAATAACTGTACCTGTTCCGTGTGGAGATAAATTAATATCTTTATTACCTGCTGTTGTAGTAACTGATTGACCGTTAATTGTAATATCATCTACAACTAAAGAAGTTAGTCCTTCTATATCTGTTGTAGTTGTACCTAAAGTTAATACTGAACTACCTAAAGTAGTTGTAGGATTTTCTAAATTAGCATTTGAAATAGCAGCAGAACCTGATAAGTTAGCGTTTGTTAATGTATTCGCCTGAATTTCTACATTGTTGTCAGTAACTTCCGT